GATGCGCTGGTCCACGATAACCAGATGTGATCGTGGCATTAGGGAAAAGCTGCCCAATCACTTCTTTGCCATTAGCGAAAGTTACCAGACGGGGCTGCGCCCGTCTGACCTCCCGTCCCAAGAACCTTTGCAGCAGAGCCTGGACCAAACACCTTGTCGAAGGTCTGAGGAGTGACGCGGCCAGCCTTTAGGTCTGCTTCTGCATCTGCTGGAATGATTGGCTTCACATCAACAGTTGGAGATCCAGTCTTTTCAGCTTCTGCAACAGCACGATCAATGTCTGACTTGAGGACGATGCCAACTCCAGACACAGCGACATAAGGCTCAGTTTCCTTGAAAGCCTTCTCATAGATCCGTGCGCCTTCCTCATCCTGGGCAAGCGCACTGACGATCAGCGATTCCTGCAGCTTCGGATTGTCCGAATACTGCTCATAAACGCTCTTCATATCCTGCAGTTTCTGAACAAGCTGAGGATTGTCCGCAGCTGCTGCAATGCGCTGATCAATCAAGCTGATGACAGTCTCAGGCTTCTTGTTACGGTGCGCCATAAGAGCCTCACCGGCAAGCGATCGAATGACAGGCCGTTCTGCGGCACTTGCACCCTTTTGGACGGCATTGATCTCCTGCTGATACTCAGGATATTTTGCCATCAGCTGCTTGTAACCATCTGGCGTTGGATTCTTCACCCAGTTGGACACTTCAGTTCCGAAAGCTGCAAGGCGCGTCTGCTTATCCAGTTCAGCCTGTGCGCGTGCGCGCTGCGCTTCAACCTGTTGCTGCTGCTGGCCGATCTGCAGGCCAGACATAAAGACTTCGCCAGGAGCGGGAACCTTTAGTGTGTAATCAAACGGCTGTGCCATGCGTCACCTCAAAACATCTTTCCGAAGCCGGGTTTACCAGCACCATAAGCCATGCCAGCAAACTGCAACGGAAGCGATGCAAGGTTGCCCCAAGCCTGACCAGCGCCAAGAGCGGCACCAGCCTTTGCCTGCCCAGCCTGACCAAGCAGTTCAGCAATATTGCCAGCTGCTGTCATGCCTGCAGATCCAACGCCAGCCGCTGATTGCTGACCAAGCGTGGTCATGCCGCCAAGGCGTTCATATTGCTGATTGAGGAACTGGTTGAGCAAGGCAGGACGGAATTGAGCCAGAGCCGCTTGCACGTTACCGCCACGCAGTCCGCCAGTGGCCGATGCCTGTTGCAAGATGGCTTCTTCCTGCTGCTTTGCCAAAGCCTGAAAGATGGGACTTTGCTCCTGCTGTGCAACAAATGCAGCCTGTTCCTCTGGTCCGCGCAATCCAAGTGCAGCCATCTGGGCTTGAAGCGCAGGACCACCAGCAGCCGCATAAGGTTCAAGGCGACGAGCAAGTTCCTCGCGTGCTGCGCGCTGCTCGGCCACGCCCATCATTGCAGCCTGCTCTTGGGCTTGGCCTGCGCTCTTTGCGGCTCCTGCACCAATGGCGCTGCTGGCAATACTGCCAACGCCAGCCACCACTGCTGTAATCGGATCAGGCATGAGACATTTCCTTCATGTATTCCTCAAGGCTTTCGCCATAAAGCTTCAAGACCGCATGGCCGATATCCATTGCCGCCTGCACGCCATGCTCAATCTGCACTGCGGCCAGGACCAGATCATAATATCCAGCGCGCCAGACAAAACTGGTGGCGCAAGCACTGCCATCGCGCTCAACGGTGTCGGATGCTTTCCACTTGAACACTGCAACGCCCATCAGCGGAATTAGAACGTGCGCATTGCGCTGATAGAAGCCATTGGCAGGCAGACCGACCAAAGCGTTCCAGATGGCTGCATCGAGATCATCACGATCGATCGAAGCGCCATCGGCAATATCGTCAAACAGCTGGATGACTTCCCAAAGCGCAATCAGCCAGTCGGAGGCTTCTTCCGAGAGACCAAGTGTCTCGGTAAAGTTCCGCCTGAGCCAATATTTGGGTGAGCCGTCCTGCGTCATTCAAACCCCTTTAAGGTGAGCCACCGGCTGCTCAATGACGCTCGGTGGCTGCACCCTATCATAATCAATCTTCAAATTCAAACTCACGCTCTTCCCATGCCTGACAGGAGCGCAGATCATGACAGATGAACTCGAACTTATGGCAATAGCCACGGAAGCCAGCCTCAACGTCCCGTTCCAAGGGATCTTGTCCATCTTGGCCTGCATCAGCGTGCTGTTGTCGTAATATTCGCAGTTGGAGCAGCGACGACGACGAGCCTCGGTTTCATCAACCTGCATTGCCTTGCCAAGAGCGCGCCAATACTCAGGGTTAGCACCACGCTCATTGCTGGGCTTTTCAGGACCAAGCATCCAGTCGTCAATGACGGTCTGCGTGTTCTTCTTGTTCTGGGCAGCAGTGATAAACGGCTCGCTCTCGCGGATGCCGCCAAAGCCTTCAATCATGATCATTGGCTTTTTCATTAGCTTACGAGCCTCCCAGATGCGCGAATGTTGATGGCCGATGCCGTGCCAGCAATGGTTGAGATAAGACCATCCTTGGGAAGCACATGACCAACCAATTCAGGGAACGTATAGGTCTCATTTGGCTGGAGCGTCTTGGTCTTGACGATCAGGTTATCATTTCCAGCAGAACCCGATGGTGCGATAAGGTTCACGCTGATTGTTGCAGCAGCTGCGCTGTAATTGGTCGCAGTGAACTTATCGATGATCGTCTGCACGCCAGATGAGGTATATTGCGTGGTTTGTGCTGCCTCAGCTGTTTTTGCTGGGATGATATTGCTGATAGTTACGGCCATTGATTTCGTCCTACACTATGCTCGTGATGATACCGTTGGTGACAGTCACAGTCTTTGGCGGAACGTCAGCCGTGGTAAATGTGCCAGATACGCCAGTATTTTGCAAAGCCATCGTTCCAAGACCGAGGTTAGTGCGCACTGCAGCTGGATCTTTATTCTCCCATCGGCTGTTTGCGCCGATATAGACCAGCATATCTTTGTCGGTCAGACTGGTGATCTGGACGTTGCTATCGGTTCCACCAAGCACAGATCCAGCGGTCACGCGAATGGCGATCGAGCCATTATTTGCCGCATTAGTGACAGCAGCCACTTGGACCTTGACGTTAGGCGCAACAGGCTCGGTCTTGGTTAATCCTCCAGTAACTGCAGGATCATACCAGAGAATGTCGCCATCGCTGAATGTTGATGTATTGATGCCACGCAGAGATCCAAACGCCTGGACAAGTCCAAAGCCATTGTTGGCAATGCTCTCAGCGGCGATTCCCATGATATAAGCGCCATTGGTTACGCTAGTGGCAGGCTTTCCCTTGATAACGCCTGACGCGCCCACAGCGCCATCAAACATGATGACCTGACCCTTGGTGATCGCAGCCGATGCCTTGATGTAATAGAACTGGTCCTCATTGACGCGGCCAACAATATTAGCGGTCATCTGCACGCCAAGCGTTGTCCCACCATCCCAATAGACGCTGCCAATGGCAGTGGGTATAACTTCTGGCGCGTTGTCAAAAGTCAACGATGGCACGTTATCTTGCTGCAGTGCAGCAAGCGTTCCTAACTCAGCACGCGGCGCGGTATCAACGAGAGCCAGCAATTCAGCCAGCGCAGCAACCTGAGCAAGCGCATCATTGGCTGCTTCACCAGCGTTTCCAGCGTTGATTACAATGCTGGGGATCTCGTTATTGGCGTTGTCATCGACAGTCGTGAACAGCTTTTCAAACTGCTTGATCTGCTCAAAGTCCTGCAGAAACGATGCAAGCTGATCGCGTGTCAGACCGAGTTTGATAAGTGCCATCAGAACGCCAACGGCTCAATAGCCGCCTCTAGCCTGATAAACGACAGGTGTGCGTCTGAGGTGCCTTGGAAGCGTTGAATGCGCCAGTTGCGCATCCAGCCCTGCTGGAACCAGACCAGTCGCTTGGCATACTGTCCTTGCTTGCCAGCATTGATAAACTTCTGCTGGCTCCAGTTCAGGCCATCCGTCGAATAGCTGGTGTTGATGGTCGGATCTTCGCCATAGGCAACCGAGCCAGTCAGTGCGACCAATTCAAGGTTCTGGAAGATCGCACCGCGTCCCTCATTATAGACGATCGTCGTGCCAAACTCCCAGCGCACCTTGCTGCCGTAATGCGTGGAAACGTCCTGCACGAGATAGCCGACATTGGTGTTGACCGGATCTCCGCAGAGCCACTTGTCGTAGCACCAGACAAAGTTCTGGCCGCGATATTTGGAGAAGCCGACCAGGCTGCTGGTTAGCGTGAACCAGACCGGCTGGCCCAGTTCCTCAGATGCAGACCCGTCAAAGACCAGTGTGCGGTCAGGCAGATGGACATAAAGATGCTGGTGCGCTCGATCGTTGCGCATCTCCATGTTCACGTTGGCAAGCTGCGCCTCGGTGTAATTGAGCAGGATCTCATCGATCTCTTGCGTGCTGATCTTCTGCGCATTGGCATTCACACCAAGATAAATGCCAGGCGCTTCATTCCAGCCACTGCCGAGGAATGCGCAGGTCTCCATGAAGATGCAGCAAGCGTGCGTCCCAATTGCGCCCTTTTCGATCTGAGCGCCTTCAATGCGCTGGAATGGGAACAGATCACCGC